AACTGTGCCGCCAGATGTGTAGGCGTCATAGCTTGTGCTATTCGTGCCAGATAACTCAAATGTGTTTGTTGTCGAGTTAGCAACCGTAAACTCAAGATTGTTTACTTGTGTCATGCCTGCAACACCAGAGATAAACACTCTGTCGCCATTTGACAGGCCGTGCGTTGCGGCTGTAACAACTGCTGGATTAGCCTGTGTTATGGCTGTGATTGCTGTTGTAGCTTCTGTAAGTATGCCACCGTCTTTGAAGAAACGAATATAGTTAGCACCAAACTCAAGTACATAAGCCTGCTCATCGCTAAATTCAAAATGAATTAGCCTTACCTTGCCGCCATCTTTACTGCGTCCGGCAAAGAATGTGCCTGGTCTACGGGTTGTCCCGCCAGAAGGGAACACAAGCATGTTATCCATTGTCTGTGCAGCTTCTGTGTATTTCGGTATGTCAACACGACCCTCAAGGCGGGGCGAGAACTCACCAGACTTGAAGTTGGTAAGTATGGTAGATACGCGAGCCATGTCTACAGCCTTATATTCGTAAAGTCTTCTGTGATAATCCTGTCTGGCTTACCCTCGATAGCATCCATTGACCGTGCTTCTTTCAGCCGCGCTTCATATAGGCTAAAGGTTTGCTGCGCTACACTTGTACTGCCTGTAATTGCATAAGCAGTCTCAGACGCTAATTTGTGTGCTATTGTAGATGACAAGAGCGAGTCATACTGTTCTGTATCTGTAACTCTGCCAATATAAATAATTCTGCAAGTATCCTCATCTGTAAGCACCTTGCGGCCCTCAATCTTAAACATGGCCTGCACATCATACGGAGATATATCGTTGTCTACATTAGATGTATGCAGCGACATAACTCGCAAGCAGTAAGGCTCTGTTGGCAGGGTAAACTGGTTAGTAAAGCCAAATGCAGGACTAGCGGAGTCCTTTGCCAGCTCTTTTCTGGTAATCGCTATGTTCCAGTTATGTGCCCGTAATACGGTGTCTCGCACAGTCTCAAAGCGGCGGTTACATAAACGTGCTTCTTTTGAGTTTTCTGTTAGTGAGGTAATTGTTGCCGCACCCAGCAAATCCATTGCCTCGTTACATATATCAACTACTGATGGCATTACTTTACCAGCCTCTCTAACTTAATCAGTGCCCCTTGGCTCATATTGTTGTCGCCGCCGGACACAACCCTGTTTTTTTCTCTAGCTTCTGCAACAAGCTCTTTTAGTCTATCTGTTGGCATCATTATAACAACACCGCCATCTAATATAAATGCCCAGTGGTCAGCCTCTGTTGTAGATATACCAGACGGCTTACCCCTACAAAAAAACTCCACAAACACTCGACCAGTTTGTGAAGCCCTGAAATCCCTTTTGACCTCTAGGGTCTTCGATTGCAACAAGTCAGCCAACCACTTCTCTTCTAGCTGACCTACTTTTAAGTCCCAGCGAAAATCGCTGTTGTATTCCATTTGCCTGTCTTCCCCCCGTAGGGAAGGAGGGGCAGCCGAGGCCGCCCCGCCAATGGCTTAGTTTACAACGTAGTTGATGATAAATGCCATATCACCAGCAGTTCCGCCAGTTGCTGTCATTGTTGCAGCAACGTAGTAGAACCCACCTGGGTCAGAGCTATCACCAGCTAATTCGTACAACTGCTGACCTGTTGTGTTCAGGTTAGCTGCTTCGTAACGAACTTCTGCGATTGCAGCACCATCAGCTACTGCGCTTGCAAAAGCGTCAGCATCTTTAACTACGCCTGCTGTTGTGTAAATCCCAACATCAAAGGCACAGCTTCCGCCCAGCGCATCAGAACCAATCTGAACTGACATGATTGATGCGTTAGTTGGAATTGGTGCAAGCATCACAACGTCACCTGAATCTGAGTCGCCTGTATCCAAGGCAATGTTGCCAGAGGCTACGCGAACAACACCATGAAGGTTGTGTGCTTCGTTTGCAACTTGAGGAGTAGCTTCAAAGTTAGCTACCAAATCTGAATTTTTAGTACCCATTTTCTACTCCTTATGCGCTTTCGTCACAATCAATTTGGACGACTTTTTCTTCTTCCATGCGAGTCGCGCCCATTGACATGCAGTAGTACACCTGTGTGGCATAACCTTTGTCAGAACGCTCGTCAATCCGCGCCATGATATCTTTGCCCAGACCAACGGCAATACCGTCTTCTGCCCATGCAAAACAGCTACGAATGTTAGAAGCAAGCCCCAAACGATTTGTAACGATGAAGTTGAAGCCCAAGAAGGTGTCGATGTCACCCTGTACGAGAGCTTTTACAGTGTTGAAGTCAGATGAAGTAACTGTTGTGTTGTTCAACAGAGCTTCAATCTGGTTTGGACCTACGGCGATGTACCGTGGGATTGATGGGTCTACAGAGTTCAGGTCAAGAATTTTCTTAGCCTGAATCAGTTTTGCAAGTGTCAGGTCTGTACCACCGTTTGCAATCTGCTGACCAGCAGGAAGCGTTGTTGATGTTGAGCCTGTTTCACCTGTAAAGGCTGTGCCTGTAGCTGCTGAGATGATTTCATCATCCATCGCACGACCCATTGCAAATGCAGCCGCCTGAGCATAGCTGCTTGTTGGGTCAATCAACATACGAACCTTGTCCTGGTCATCAATCAGGTCAGCGTATTCGTAGTCAACCAGAGACACCCGACGACGAGCGTGCGGTGTATCCATCTGAGGTGTGTCACCATGACGGGTTGTGCGCTTCTGTGCAGTAGCTGAACCCACCTGGTCAAAGAAAGCATTTTTGCCAACCATATTCTCAACGCGAACCGCATCACGCAGAAGCGAACCCTTCTGCTGTGAAAGCATCTGCACGTTTGCAGAATACTGCTGGACAAATGCCGTAGTTACTTGAGTGGACATACTGTCCCTCCTTTACTAAGTTAGCATTGTCTTTTGAGTTTGCGGCTCGCTACCCTTGCGGACGTTCCTAGACTTTTGAGCCTTCTTAGGGCTATCGTCTTTCCGATTGTCTTCAGGACGGCACTCACAAAGCTTGCCTCTACCCTGCATGACGAACTGGTAGTATTTCTCTGCCAGAACATCAGGTTCTTTAAAGTCTCTTGCGCTTCCAAACTCAACAGCGAGTCGCAAGCACTCAAGCCTTAATTCTCTCAGAGCCTCTTCATCCATGAAGTTGCTCCATCAAATGTTGCATCCGTTCGACAGCTTGCTGCCGTCCAACAGGATTCCGTCTATCCCAGTAAGCATGACTCTTATCATTCATGATAGCGTCAATCTCTGCCTGGGCCTTTGCAGGAGTCATCACATTAACCTGTGACATTTCTGCAACAGTATCTTCACTTGTTACATTTTGCCTAAATTCTGCAATTTTTGCAAATGCTTTTACAAATTCAGGGTGGTTGCCAAGTGTTGTCCCATCAGCCAACTGAAGGTTAAAGACATCCTCTCCGGCAAACTCTTTGGCTGCCTGTGATGCGCTTTCTACTTTTTGGTCATAAGCAAGACCCCATTCGCTTCTCAAAGCTGTTTCGCTTTGCTGCTTTTCCTGTTCTGCTTGTTGAGCCATAAGCTCGCCAGTTTGGTCAACATTTGACTTATAGTAATCAAGAATCCCCTTTGCTTGTGTTGGGTTTAGACGCAACTTGTGAGCTATGTCACTAAAGTTAGTTGCGACTTCTTCTGTAATCACGTTGCCGTCAACTTCAACTTCGTAGCCCTTTGGTGTTTCTGGGCGACCAAGTTTGTTGTAAATGCGGTCAAGGTCTTCTTCTGTAGGGTTTACAGGCAAAGGTATCTTGTCTGCACCAATCAGTTTTTGTGCGTTGACGAAAGACCGCGCCAAGTTTTCCACATCTTTAATTGGCGTTAGGCTTGGGTCTTGTCTTAGCTCTTCTGGTATCATCTGTAAAAAATCGTTACCAGACCCGCCAGACGCCACCTCTGCTGGTGTTTCAGGCTGGGCTACCTGTTCGACATTTTCTTCTGACATAATTACTCCTGCATCATGTTGTAAATATGAAGGATGACCATGCGTTTTCCTTCTTCAAACGCTGTAGCATTGGCATCACCAGCTACATAACTTGAAGTCCGCCAGTTACAACGGGCCTCCAAATCTTTTAAAACTTTTGCCGCACTGTCACTATTGAAGGTCTGACGGTACATATCTTTAAGCTGTTCAATCTCTTTCATGGGATTTACACTCTGCCTTCTTTTTGCTGTGTGCAATCAGTAGCTTTAATTCTTATCATTGGGAATTTTTCACCTAAAAGATATTCCATTTGTTTAATCCTCTCCTCACATTGTTTTCTGGTAAGATACGGCCCTTGTGTATCGTGGGCTACGAGGCACTGATTCCCGCCAAACGTAACCCAACAAAAAAACACAGAAGCAAAAAACATGAATACTACATGGATACCATTCTAGCGGCCTGCGCTGCCTGTGCAGCATCCTGAACATCTTGCGATAGTTCTTGACGCTCCATCATAGCCTGCTGCTGCTCTTGTCTTTGCTGTCGCGCCTCATCAACTTCCCGCTGTGAACGCAGGGTTGTCTTTGGTACGCCAAGAGCTTCGGTGATGTGTCTTACTAAGCCATCAGGGTCAATATGGTCACTGACAGGCAGAGCCTGCGCCAGCGGCATAAGAACCTCAAGTGCCTTAATTGTGCTGTTAAGAGAGCTGGACTTTTGTGCCCTTGCCAGCGGAGATACATACTCAATGTCTACATCTCTGCCCTGAATAATCTCTGGTGCATTTGACAACATATTGTTTCGCAACATTAGCGCAAACACACGGTCAATCATCGGACGCAGCATCTCGTTCATCAGCCTACCAAGAACAGGACCAATAACCCGCATACGTTCTTCCTGACGCTGCACAACCTCTGTAGCTGTCATGTTCGGAGAGCCACCAGACAGAAGCTGGTCAACGTAGAACGCAGAACGAATAGCTAATCTGCGCTGGTCTTCCATGCTCAAGCCAATAGGTATGTTAGCCCCAGCCTGCAAAGGTGTAATGTTATCTCTTGTGCCGGAACGATAGAAGTTTAACCCACCTGGCTGAGTACGCACTGGCAAGATAAACCCGTCATCAGGAACAAGAAGCGGCGGGTCTATCTGTTTTTGTGCGGCCTGAATGATTGTCTTTGACATCAGGTTCAGCATTTTTACGTCTGGTAAGGCAACCATTGCCGGACTGCGGCCCATAACCTCACCAGTAGCCTTCAGGAAGCGTGGCACGATATACGGCATTTCTTCAAAGCCGGACTCAGACATTAGCTTCTTTGACTCCATATCAATATAATATGAAGCAAAGGCCATGTTCTTATTATCTATCTTTCTTGTGTCACGCTCGGAGCGTGGCATGACAACATGAAGAATATCCACCTCTTCGTCAGGTTTCTTTTCGTGAACCTTCAGAATATGCTCACCAACATTTTCTATACCAAAACGCTGAACAGCCTGCCGTGCCGAAAGCTTGTACTCTCTAAATACAGTATCGACTATGCCATACTGGTTTTCTGTAACGTAGAACTCTGAAATATGTCTGGTGCTGAAACGGAGATTGCCTTCATCCATCTCTACAAACATACAGCCTGTGCCAAACACAACAAGGTCTACATACATTTCGTGAACTTCAGTCTCAAAGTTTGACTGATTAAAAGCGCGAATCATGCGCTGGCTGGTATCTTCCAGCCATTCCTGCACATCATCATCCCTGCCAGTAGCGGCATCCTTCATATCTAAATGAAACCAAGGTGTTGCACCACTGGTCAACATGCCATGAAGAGAGGCTGACAACAGGTCAACAGCTTGTAAGGCTGTGCCGTCAAATATCAGCTCCATGCGCTTTTCGCCTCTACTGCGCTTACGCACAATATCAGCTTTACGGGGCAACATATAATCAGCTAGTTCCTGATAATGCGTATCCCAGTTATCTCTACGCCCTTTAATATAATCAAAGCGGCTGGTAAGAGACTTAACAAGTTCACTCATAAGTTACCCCAATATGGTTGGTCTACCACCTGCTGACCCGTATTCGCTTCCCAAAGCACCAGCTACAATAGTAGAGCCACGGCCTCTGCGCCGCTTACGCTGCTGCATTACAGCTTCTTCAGCCCGTGCTGCTGCCTGTTGTGTCTCTTCTGCCTCTGCTTCAATCGGAGGAGGAGGAGGTGGTGGCGGTGGAGGGGGCGGTGGGGCTTTTGGCCTCATGAATCCCATGTCTTGCTCCTGTCAATAAAAAGGTTGTTTGTATTATAGTTTTTTTTCACTTAAACCGCAAATGGGTTGTAATCATTCTCTGCCACCTGTTGCGGAGGCTTAGACATTGAAACTCTATTTTCCAAACCCACAGCGAGGTAACGAAACGCATCCGCCGCATGTGAAGTGAAATCATGCCTTGGATGGTCTCTAAATATTTTGCGCCTATCATCCCAATCCTGCCTATACTGTTTCAAACATTCTAGCCCAACTTCGCACTTATCAACATCAAAGTAACATTTGGGTATCATCATCCTAGCTGCGTTTATCCCATCCGCAACTTTCATCTTAGGAATTACTCTAAATCTAATCCCTAACGTGTAGGCGGTTTCCAGCCTACTCTTTCCCGAACCCAGCTCACGCACTTCGATATCATGCGGCGCAAGGTGGTCGCCATAGGTATAGTCTTTTTGCCGTAATACTTCTGCGTAGTGGTCGAGGCCCACTCCAGAGCTTTCGTAATAATCAATGACATTTATCGCACCGCCTCTAAATACTTGAGCAAACCAAATAGCCGTACTATCGTTTATACCCAAATCCCATGCAGTATGCACAGGAAAAGCTGGGTCATACGGCACTCTTGTAATTCTTCCACCGTCATCGGCATCAGATAACAGTTTCGCATAATATGCCCCTATAATAGCGGCACTGAAAGAACATTCAAACTCTTGCTCGTATTGCTCCTCCGTCATAGAGGAACGAGCTGCTTCTAGTTCTTCATCCTTAACAATCCCAGTTTCACTGGCCTTACAAACCTTATAATACCAATCTTCGGACCCTTCGTCCAATTCACGCTTGGCAACTTGCAACATATCATAAAAATGATTATGCCCTGCGGGTGTTCCTAAAAAAGTCGCCGACCCCTGCCTGTCGGACAGGGCGGGTCTAACAACCTCCCCCCATACCCTCGGATTCTGCATACCGTATTCATCAAAGAAACAATCATCTAAATAAATACCACGCAAAGCATCTGGGTTCTCAGAAGACAACAGCGTTATTCTGCCACCGTTGGGGAAATCAACCCGCAGTTCAGTTTCATTAAAAGTAACGCCTGGTATCACGCCAGCGTAAAACTTAACATAATCCCACGCAATCCTTTTAGCCTGTGTAAAGGTAGGGGCTACAAGGGCGACTCTGGGTCTGGGCAGCGGATTAGTCAGCACCCGCTTTATCATGTGGTTTACAGCCCAAACAGTCTTGCCAAAGCGTCTGTGCATGACCAGCACATTCCACCGCTTCAACTCCTTGTGCATGTCAGACTGTAAGGCTCTGGGCTTGTAAGGTATCTTAACTTCCATCAGAACCCTCGACAGGCGTGTAAATAATCATAAAGGTATCGCAGTCAGGGCAGCTTAGATTGCTGGATATGTAGTTACGCCCGTCAGCGTCTTCTTCGTCATGGTCGCCACCGTATATCATCTTGCCTTCGCAGTTAGGACATTTCATCAATCAGTCTCCCACAGTATCTTCACAGTGCCATCGCCTATCTGTACCCCAGCTCTATTCTTCTGGTCTCCAAAGCGTTCAGGTAATATCTTGCTGGCCTTCCATCGCACATGATGAGCATAGTCACGCAGTACACCTGTGTCATAGTCCTTGCGTCTGTGCAACGCATCATCAAAAACTTTATCCAGCTCCTCCAAAGCTTTCTCTGCGCTGTACTGCTGCGCCTGTTTTACAGCAGCATCAAACTCAGGGTCGTTCTTCATTTTCTTGTAAAAGGCAGTTCTGGATATGCCAGTGCCCTCGCAGACATCAACAATGGTATGCCCGTCGGCAATACCAGCTAGGATGAGGTCTGTCTTTGGTTTGGTTAGCTTAGTCATGTGTGTGTCCTGAAAGGTCAATTAATGTACATATGCAGGGCCGCGTTCTGTTGGGGATGCCGCTTTTTGAACAAGCCCCCCCTTGCTTTGTGTTGCTGTAATGTCACAGCATGTTGCCGAAATGACACTGTAATGATATCCTTGCTGTATTGCTGCGCGGGGCATGTGTTCTGCTTTGTGCCTTGTAGATGTGCCATCCTCCCAAAATATCCCAGCAAATCAAAGAAAAACTTTCCCCTATATAATATAGTATCTATTACCAGCCTGTAAACTTTTTTCACTTTTATGCTTTTTTCCTGTTGACATAACCGGCAAGCCTTGCCTATGCTGTAATCATCAACAGCACTGTGGAGGGCTAAACATGTTGAAACTTTATGAGGTAAAGCTAACTGGCGCATGGTCTCGTGAGACGGGCGGCAAGTCTTATTCAATACCTGCCTCAAGTGAGGATGAAGCGGTAAGGGCGGTTCTAAATGTTGAGCCATACTATAACCCACAATGGGGAATCACAGTTGGGCTTGTGGAAAACGGCAAGCGGCTGCCCTCTAAGGAATACCAAGCGAATTGGTAACAGGTCGAAACAGGCAAGGACTTGCCTTGCCTGTCTGCTGGTAATGCCAGCACTGATGAGACCAAACAGGCCGGAGGAGGGCCAGAAAAATGAAAGTATCTAACATGTTAAACCAGAACGGTCGGGCAATCCCCAACCAGTTTATTATCCGCGACGATAACACAGGTTGGACAGTGTTTCAGTCCTACCGCGCCACAATCTGCAAAAAAGGTGATGACGGCTCAATACTGCTAGACAAGCATTACTGGGATTACAGCCACACAACCAGTAAATACCGCAACCAGTTCTTAGGCATGAAACGCCCACAGATTGAGCGAGCTATTAAAGAAGGTCGCATCCATATGGCAGATTTAAACGGGGGGCGGTAATGAGCAAAGAGTTAATTTCACATGATTACACGCTGGACAATATTATCAGCGTGGAAGCTCCAAAAGATGCAGAGTGGGAAGAAATCCATGAGCTGCTGAGAGACAAGCTCATAAAGCTGCTAATGGACAAGGATGAGCAGTTTGAGTTTCTGGGATTTTATGAGGAGGAAGAACAATGAGAACGCTTAAAATCTTAACAGGTATTCTAATGACATTTGCTGTAGCTATGACCCTAGCTTGGCTTGGCCTAAACATAGCTATGGGCTGCGGCCTTGTGAATGACTGGGCTGCGCCTGAGTGTATGTCCCCTTTTGAAATGGTGAGGTGAAGAAATGGAAAAGCAAATTGCACAGATAATATTCGCAGAGAAACAGGCAGAGTTCCACACTGTCAAAGACTCATCGCAGTGGCGGCATTGGATGGCGCAAGCCTACACAATCCGCCGACAGATAGGCGAATACCGCGAGTGGTGGAAGTTGCAAAGAATTTACTGGGCTATAGGAGTGTAACACAGGCATGGGCCAGCAATGGCCCTGCCACTTCAGTGCATCGCTACTGGTGCATTGAAGCGGCAATGTTGCCGGAAGAGCCAAAAGGAGGATAACCAATGGCACAAAGAGGAAGACCAAAACTTGTTGAAAACATGGAACCGTGGGAGCTGAAGAAGCATCGCAACGAGCAAGCTTACAAAGCCCTGACAGATGAGCAGACCGAGGCAATAAGAAAAGCCCGTGAAGCATTGTGTGAGTTTAATCAACAATGGTCAGAGAGCTATGACCTGTATGATATGGAAACACCGCGCAAGCTTGACGCAGCATTTTGGGCAATCGCAAACGCATTTCCAAAAAAGGAGGACGAGTGATGTTAATTGTAAACCATACTGTGAAATACACAGACAGCCTGGGCAACGATACGTTTACAGACCATTACCAACTGGCTGAAACACAGGACGAGGCACGGCAGATATTGACGGGCATTATATCCCGCACAGGCGATGCCCTGCACTGTTACGCCATAAGCCAAGTAATAGAGGCGAGTGAACCGCATTGGAAAACACCAGAGCCTATCTTAACACAGGCTGAGAAAGGCATTACTCATGACGGCTGATGAACTGAAAGAGAGGCGGGTGTTTATGGGCATGACCCAGAAGAAACTAGCTGAAAGGTTCGGTTTATCTGAAAGGACAGTCCGTAACTATGAAATGGGAGCAACGCCAATACCACGCACTTTTGTCATGGCATTTGATGCTCTGGAGCTGGAGGAGAAATGAACATCATCACAAAAGAGGAGGCAGTCCAAGCTGGGCTGCCTCGATACTTCACAGGCAAACCCTGCAAGCACGGGCACTTTTCCGAACGATGGACTCATAGAAGCGAGTGCATGGAGTGTTCACGAAACAGGGCCAAAAAGTATATCCAAGAAAACAAACAAGGAGCGAGAGTCAGAAGCAGGAGGCACTACGACAAAAACAAAGAGCTTTGTAGGGCTAGGACTATCGAATGGCAAAGACAAAACAAAGAAAGACATGCCATAAAAGTAAAACGCTGGAAACAGAAGAATAAAGCACATTTAGCGTTTAAAGCTGCGGAACGCAGGAAGCACGTCAGGCGAGCTACACCAACATGGGCAAAGAAGGAGTCCATACGGCTAAAATATATAGAGGCTGGAGTTATGTCCCGTATAACTGGACTTTCGTACCATGTTGACCACGTTATTCCCTTGCAGGGCAAGGAAGTCTGCGGACTGCATGTTCATTATAACTTAAGAGCAATACCAGAAAGGGATAACATAGCAAAATCAAACAAGCTCTGCTAAAGCGAGTAATACAGTGCTGTATTACACTGTATTGAAGAAAGGCACTGCTAAAATGACAGTGCCTTTTTTTATTTATAAATAATTTAAAACTTTCTTTGTGAAGTACAAAGCACCATACACTGTAATACTGCACTGTATTGCTCGTTTCACTCATGTGAAATATCATGAATTTAAATCTGCGTCAATCCCCTCACGAACCAGCATACACCATGTTGAGAAAGAGACAGTTGCCGTGTTGTCCTTGCCTGCATAATCCCAGTTAATACTACTGAGAAAGAGGACACACTTTATTGGCTGCCTGTCATACTTGTAAATCAATACTGGCTGACAGCCGGACGATGCAGCAGCAGAACAGACTTGCTGCCACCATTCAGGCCGATAGTTACCGCCTGCCCCTCTGTCAGCAGAGTAACGCTTGCACTCGATAACCCAACCATCCAAACCAATCAAATCACCCCTATCAGATGACCTGTATTGCTCTAAGTCACGCTTGACCACAACCCCTAGTTGTTCATCTATAAGCTTTGCAACCTCACGCTCGAACGCTGCGCCTTTTTGTCTACCGTTCGTCATCTTTCACCCATATAACTCTGCCCATCTCACCGTGCCAACCAAGCATAGGAAAGGATTGCCAGCCATCCGGCACTGGTTCACAAGCTAGTGAATACTTCACAACTTTAGTGGATTGACCCTGAATTTTCGAGCTGAACAATGATTTGCAGCTCTTCTTCTGTGATTTCGACTTCAACCTCGCCGTACCCTTCACACATTTCGCAGTCCATAATCTTGCCTTGCAGCTCGCCGCCACGATATGCGCCAAAGTCAGGCACAGCAATCTCATATTCAAGCCTGCCTTCTCCATCACACTCAGGACAGGTGACTAACGCCACCCCTTCGCGCAATTCTCTCTCTGAAAAAGTCATCAGCACCTACCTTTCCTTGTGTGACAATGTAAATGACATGGATAGTCTCTGGGCTAGGAAACCTGTGCCCTCTTATTATACGGGAAATGGCAGCCGCTGACAGCTTGCATTTTCTTGCAAACTCGCCCTGCGATACACCCTCATCTCTTAGATAGTCTGATAAATACATAGTTTATATTAACCGTTGACAGTTTGGTAATCAATAACTAAAACTAATATAGGAGGGTCGTATGGAATATGAAGTACCAAAACATCTAGAGCCTTTCGGCATCAAACATGTATCTGCATCGTCTGGCACACAGGAAATCTTTGAGTTCTTTCTGAAAATGTATCTCAGAAAAGAGTACAAAATGGGTTTTCCTATGTCGTCAAGACCTAGAGCTGGACAAATAGTACAAATGATTGTTGACCTGTATTTTGGGCTTGACAAGTACAGCCCTATCCGTGGGCGGCAGAAAGGCATGGACCAGGCTGAGGCTATAAGGCGTGGAATGACAGAGTTTATGGCTTATCAACCCTTGACATGGGATGAAGGCAAAGATGCTGAAGCCTATCAGGAATTTAAAGAACACATACCAGAGATGGCTGCCCATGCTATAGCTGGTGTCAAGGAATACTTTGGCGATATGGAGATAGAAGGTGAATATCAGCGATATTACAAGGACAGCCGCATTGATGTACCAACTACCCTGTTCCTCGACTATGCGAGCGAGACAAAACAAGTTGACCTCAAATGTTCTTTCCCTGTGCGAAACCCGCCCAAAAAAGACGGAACACGCACATGGCGAGCCCCAAAGCCAAGAACAGAGCCAACCCCGCAGCAGCAAATGCAGCAATCCGTCTACACTAAATCTACTGGCCTGAAACCAGCTCTACTATTTGTTACTACGCAGGGTTATCACCTCTGCACACCAGAAAATTGTGCCGCTTTACAGCCAGAGGCTATGGAAGAGGCGTATGAAGATATCGTTAGACGCTGGATTGCCCAGCAAAATCTAATGAGAGCCGCAAATGGGAACTGGAAAGACCTGTTTGCATTAGTGCCACCCGACTTTGGCATGATTGCCACAAGACATGGCGGTGAAATACTGAAGATTGCTAAACAAGCTTGGAGGGTAGATTGACAGAGGTAGAGCAAGAACACGCACAACTGATTGACTTTCAAAGTGAGCGTATGAACAGGATGGAAGCAGAAATAAAGGACTTGCGGGTTACACTGCTGACCACGATGGAGATGCTTACAGCTTTTTTAAAAGGTCAGAAAATAGAAGTGGAGTTTGAAGATGAGTAAAATACAGGATGCAATGTCACTTGTGCATGAGTTTAGCAAGGTGCATGGCGTCAAGCAGCGCGGCGGCAAGATGTACACCCAAGTTGTGCATCGAATGGAAGCCTTCAGAACTGTCTTTGGTCTAGACTTTGGTGTAGACACACAGCTTATTGTAGACGATGGACAAAGAGTGGTTGTTAAGGCTATCATAACAAACGCAGATGGCATTGTCATAGGCTCTGGTATGGCGGAGGAGATAAGAGGACAGGGCCACGTCAACACAACATCTGCGCTAGAGAATTGTGAGAGCAGCGCAGTGGGGAGAGCGTTAGCCTCAGTAGGATTGGCTGGCGGGGAGTATGCGTCAGCGAATGAAATGGATGCTGTGCCAAGAAAGGCAGAGAATCTAAAGAGTCAGGCGGGTGGCAGCTCTGACGGCCCTCCTCCCCCAGAAGATGCGCCTCCGCCTGAACCAATGACACAGGACCAGATAGACAAAAACTTCTACACAGAAATGTCTTTGCTGCTCCAACAGAAATCAATTCCCGCCCAAGTCGAAAAACTGTTCATCGACAACAAGCCAAAGATAAAAGAGATTTCCGCAAGGAATAAGGATAGAGCTGACAAGTTTATGTTGCTCTTCCAGAAACGCCTTAACGAGCTAGAAGGAGCATAAAATGGCGACAAGATTTGAGAAAGTTTTACAGTTTAAAGCCTTTCCTAACGACCCTGACAGGGCTGCAAAATGGGGCAACAGTAAGTTTACACCGTACCGTGATGGCTCACCAGCAGATGTTACGTTGCGAGCTGATGTCCAATACAGACTGAGTGTGTTTGAGAATGATGATGGCTCTCTGGGCATCTCTGTCAGCCAACCTGTCGGGCACACTGCGGGAGACAATCTGCATGACAATGTGCAGCAAGGCGGCATGAAAAAACTTGCTGAAACACAGGCTGTCAAGCGTAATGCACTCAGCCTGGACGATGATATCCCGTTCTAATGGATATCAAGCCTCAAATATTGATAGCAGTCTACCCTGATGGACTGCTTATCACTATTGACGGACATAGCTGTTTCAAGCACATGTCACCGCGCCAAATGATGTATCTTGCAAAAGATTTGATAGAGAAGGGCGTGACGTGGATGCCAAAGGAAACACGCGATGGCTTGGTATGACAGAGGCAGAAAGAAAAACAAGGCAAAGGGACAGCCAATACACACTGTCACTTGCGTTCACTGCAATAGAATAATACCAGCAATGGAAGGAACATGGGTTTGCAATGGTAACGGCGAGGTGTTGTGCCATACAAATGAGAGGGATTGTTTAAATGAGGTGCGAATGTTGCGGTCAGCAGATACTGACAGACGAACACAAAGAATTGTATTATCGCTCGAAAATGATTGACGGGTCTTCACTTGAAGACATTATTCAAGCTATGGAGGAGGAGATAGGCATAGGCCGGATAGAGATGCGGAAGTACAGGCGTCACAAAGACCTGAACTTTGCCAGACAGTTATATGTCAAGCTCGCGTTTGATTATTCAAAGCATAGCTCTGTGGTTATTGGAAAGTTTATAGACCGTGACCACACAAGTGTCCTCCACCTTTACAAGAAAAGGATGGAGGATGACTTGGAACTTGCGTACAAAAGAACAGCCAGACGGCTGATAGATAAAACTATTTCTTCTTCTTAGACTTCATAATTTTTTGCTGCAAAGCTTTAGGCAGTGTCTTCTGCTTTGCTGTCAACCCGTTGCCATTCTTCTTGGCGGCTTTCTTTGGTGGACGGCCCCTCTTCGAGCCATAAGTACCTTTTCCCATCGGCATTATCTTTTTCCTTTCTTTGCTTTGTTGCGTCTTGATATAGCTGCTGCCTTCTTCTTTGCGTCAGCCTTACTGGATGCACCCCAGGCACGGAGCGATAGTAACAACCGTGTCGGCTTGCCATTCTTATACTCTGGTCCTTTCATGTTGCCCATTCTTGCGAGGAAAGATGCCCGTCTAGGGTTGTCTCCTTTCTTTACAGGCGGTTTCAAAGTACCCTTTTTATAAGAAGCACGGCCCTTTGCATTAAGACCTCCTTTCGGATTCTTGCCTGCCTTACGCTGCCAAGCTGGGGTCTTAGGCATTGTCCAAGCTCCTTATTCTAGCAACCAAACGCTTCGCTCTGTTCGGCACTTGGTCAAACCATTTGCTGTCCATCATCTCATCAGCAGCGGTAGACCAATCACGTTTGTCTATGGCTTTTTTCATATTCTTAAATGCAGATAGTCGTGGCCTGCCCATGTTAAACATCATGTTTGCAATCACAAGCTGCGCTTCTTCCGGCAGCTCATCAAAGTCATTATACAAAACATGGCACTCATCTGTGGTAACTGCGATGTCACGGCGAAACACTTGCTGCACACGGTCTTCTGTAACGGGTGTGCCCACTGGTTCACCGTACTCTGGGTCGTCTTTGGTTACGAGATGACCTATGCCAAAGGTCTCAAGACCGTGGCTGTCCAAATAAATCTCGAACTTACAACCCTCATCAGCGGCAAGCTCTTGTCTGAGCTGGTCGATGTCCATTACTTTACCCTTCGATACTTTCTGGTTTTAGCTCGTATCTTTTTAGGCTGTCGTGAGACTTGCTTACCAGCTTTAGTTGCTTTTCTTTTAGCACGGGTTGTTGCCGCGTACTCTTTGGGCGATAGGGCTTTAATCGCCGCTGACGGTAGATAACGTTCTCCTGTGGCTTTTGGTCCTTGGGTAGATGGCTTGCCACTTTTCGTTCTCCACTTCTGTTTCGTCCATGCCTTCAGGCTGCGCTGTGATTTCTTCAACGGCATTATCTGTAGCCCCCGCCCTTGGCTTTGTACTGCTTCGCAAGCATTTGCGCTTTTCTCGCACTCCACTGTCCAGGGCGTCCGCCCTTTCCTCCAGCCTTGATACGCTGAAAGAGCTGCTTACGCATGGTAGGCTTGGTATAGTTACCCGCCTTATTGACCGTGGATTTACGCTTCTTTGTTGCCATTACTTCGTAATACCTTTGTACTTTTCAAAGCTACGGAGGCCACCAAGCCCCAACATACCCAATAATACAGTCATCAGCGTGTCCATGTCAAAGGCAGGATACGGCACAGGCTCTTGCCCTAAGAAAGCCATAACAACATCTGCAAGCGGAATAAGGAGAAAATGCACCATGAGAGCTAGGCTACAGACCCACCCACAACAGGGCCGCCAACCCGCCACAAAAATGCTTCTGTGCTTGGCTTCTTGTGCGTTCACAGCAAGCTGTCCCTTGGCTAACTCTTGTGCGTGACGCTCTGCCATTGTCGCAATCTCATGCGCCAACTCATTCTTCTTGTCTTTGTCTTCAACAAACTTGCCAATCAGCTCTGTGGCTGGGCCTATCAATGCTTGTAACATCAGTCTATAAACTCCAAGATTTCACCGTTGAGAACCATGACTTTATGCTCTTTGCATGACCACTTCTGGTCAAAGTTATTGGTGTGCCCTACGTTACGCTTAATCTTGCGCCGTACTGATAGGCACTCAGACAAAGACCTGTATGGCGTGTACTCCATCTTCTCGCCGTTCATTACCAATAATAACACAAAGGTCAGTTCAATCATCGCCGTTTCGTAACTTCTCTATGCTTTCTTCTAGGCTTGTAATTCGTCTTTCATAAAAGTCTAGCGTTAGTTTTTGTTGTTGGTCAAAAGGTGCTTTGCCACTTTCTATATCTGTCTGTAACTTTTCAAGTTCAGTAGCCAAGTGTTCTATAAGCATGAACTGTTCACTGTCTGCTGGCAGACTTCCCATCTCCCCTCTAGGCCATTTGATGCGGAACTCTGTGTTTTGTTCGAGGTCAGCTTGCATCATAGTCTGGTTAGTCTCTAACGTGTTCAGCCTTTCTATCAAGCCAAAGTAAGCCCACGTTGCCAGACTAGCCGCCGCGACCATGCTGATGATGTTGCGTAACGGTAGTGCTACCTCTGTGTTTTCGTTTAGCTTTGCTGGCATTTACTTCTCTGAGTTTAACCATACAGCTAGGCTGCCCGTCATCGCGCCAGTGACTACGCTTATCAGCGCACTCTGCTGTGTAGATAAATCCGGCTGTGACAGTGCCCATTCAATGCAACGTATATACACGCCTGTCATGCACAGCATCATAAACCTCGGCAGTATCTTTAGCTCTAACAGCTTTCTTGCTACATCTTCTGCACTCATCTGAAGCCTCCTTTAAGCCAAACAATCCAAGCCACTAAACCAGCAACCATAGTAGATATAAGTAAAGCCACAGCACCCAATCCCAGAGCGTCCATAATCTCCGCCCGTCTGCGCTTGGCAAGCTCTTCTTGCACTCGTCTTTCTTTTCTGGCTTCTGCCTGAAACTTTTGCCAATCATGCCATAGCCCAGGGCGTCCGCAATAAATCATAAACTGCTTCAGCTCTTCTTCGTGTTGCCGGATTTTCTCAAGGGCTATAAACTCTTCAAGGTCAGTAGAGTTGACGCCAGATTTTTTCTTTTTGTTGCCTTTACGTTGCAGCTCTTCCTTTGCAATTACAAAGTCGGAGATTGCCCTACCCGCCTTTGTTAAGTCGCCCGTGTTTTGGACAGCCTTCTTAATTATTGCAAAGGCAGCATTGGCTGCGGCAAGCTCCGCAAGCATTACTCTTTATCCCAGTAAAGCCGCCATAGCTTCCAACCTACATAGATAATAGACATTACACCCAGGACCAATGCCACCCACTGATTTAAGGCTGGTAGCCAAAGAGGTGCAGAGATGCCGCCCGTGGCTATGGCAAGGTCATTCTGGTTCATCAGTCTGCATCCTGAATGGTGTTACCTTCAGCTACCCACTCAAGGATGGCTGCGTAGTGACGATTATCTGGGTCAAGCGGTATGTGCATTTGCACACCGTCAATCGTGGCTTTAACTGAGTGATTTATACCATCAAGCACAAGTTCATCACTGTCATTCAAAATTGAATTTTGCTGGTATTGTGCCGATGTAATGTTCATTTCATCCATTGTTACAACTCCGCATCAAACTTCATGGCATTGCTTTTTGCAATTACTGTGTAAGTGTACGCACCCGCGTCACTGGCAGGGGCAATCTCTATGAGAGCATTGTGTCTTGTGATGGAATGAGTGCTGAATGTTCCTGTCGTATTAGAAATACCGGGCAAAGTAATTGTATTAGTTTGTGCGCTAAATGAGGGCGTTGCTCTCATCGTGACAGGGTAAGCAAGCGAACCAATATATGAATTACTGTTATTATAGGAACGCTGTGTGTGAACACTATTCTCAGAATTTTGCGTTTGATAATAATACCTCTGACACCTAGCCAACTCATCACCAAATGACCGATGCTCAAATGGTGTGGCCTGTTCGCCTAGTTCAAGCTGTACGCCTGTGAGATAGAATGTGCCTGTTTGTGCAGAGAAATCTACTTGGTCAGAAAACGCATAATCATCAGTTGCAGTGTATGCACCCCATCCTGAATGAGGTGTTCCTGCGTAGTCTGTACCTGCGGCTAACGTAATGTAAAACTGAAACTGCCCAGTATTATCATTAGTTAGAGAACCAATTGTATCTCCATCTATAGTAATAGTTTTATATTCCCATGTATTTGCACTGTTAATAGTGAATGACTGAGTATTACTTCTGGTGTCGGTTGGCTCGTAGAACAGAATTGAATATTTGCCTGTTAAACTGCTTCTAACATAAAAGCTAAGTATTATAGACTTTGCAGAAGATGTGCCGTAGTTCAAATGCTGTAAATCTTGGCCCTCAATTTGATATCGTATGTAAAATAATTCATCAGATGCAAGCGCAGTTTCAGCAGTTGTAACAGCTACTTTTAAAGAATTAGAAAATCCGTCTGGTGACGTTGTATCTTGGTCAGCCGCAAACACAAGTTCGTCAAAATTTGTTTTATGAACAAACCACCTATCACAACTGTAAGCAGAGGTAGTAACTGTGGTATTTCTCTGGTCAACCTGCATCGCACCATTGATAATCAGATTCCTGTTTGACAGGGCTGTTTGCGAACCTATCAGTGCGGCTAGTTCTGCTGCTTTACTCATGCTAGGTCTCCCTGAATATTTATACAGCTATAACCTTGAAACCCTGCACCAGAAACAGAACTGTTTGCATAAATACTAACAAATCTACAGTTGCTAGTGGTCATTCCTGCAGGAGTTGTTTCTGTATAGGCTGAAGAACGAACACCAATAACACGAACGTAACCATCACCTGCAGGGTTCTGAACCCCGTTAGTAAATGGATAAGGTGTTGCGTTCATACTTGCAGACCAAGCTAATGTAAAATCACCTGTTCCATTGTCTGTTGTGCTAGATACATTATTTGAATCTGTTGTGGCTGTTGTAGATGTGTTTGTATCTATGATTGCCCACGCTTTATTTGTACCTTCATAAATAACACTTGTGGCAACAGAGTTGTTACCGCTGGCATCCTTCAGGGTGTTTACTCTCAGTTCGCTTGCCATTATGCTAAGTCTCCTGCACCATGTCCTGTACATATTCTAGCGTCAGTTAAAGTGCCTGATGCGTTTCCAGCAATTATTCCATAAACGGATGTTCCAACAGTGCCGCTATCTGCTAAATCTGGATATATCCTTGCCCCTGTACTACCTGTGCCGATTACAGGAGCATTATTTGCGCTAGAAAAAAAATTAGTATGCGTAACAGTATAGTTGCCTGTACCATTATCTGTAATGCTAGAATTGTTTAGACTGTCTCGCACTGAGATAGTGCCGCTACCGTCCATATTTATCCACTGTTTTAGAACACCCTGCTGTAACTGCATAGTTGCAGAGCCACCCTCGCTGGTAATCGTAATGTTGCCAGCCGCTGTGTTACCTCTTAGGTCATCTACTTTAAGTATACTTGCCATTATGCGAGGTCTCCATGTGCTGCACTACAAATAACACTTTCATCTAATCGTGCTAGTACAGAACTACTGTCCAAAGAATAGGTATTTATCCCGTAGCTACCTGCAACAATGCTATCACATTGAACAATTCTTGCGCCTACCGATGGTGCAGAGGGTTGCCTTGAACCGTTACTGGTCACACTGTACTTGTCATAGTTAAAATTATTAGTAAGGTTGTAAGTATAATCTCCAGTGCCACTATCCGTTAAAGAAGACCCATTAAAACTATTAATTAAAGGAGATGAGGCATCCCCTTCTACATAGCACCAAGCCTTAGAAGAACTCTGCTTAGTCAACCCAACAGGGCCAGTGCCAGCCTTGTCTGCAATAGTATCTACATTCAGTACACTGGTCATACGATGCTCCAATACCCGTTAACAGTCACGGTAGCAGACTGTGTGATTGGCCCTGCACTCACGCCATTCTCATCAGAGTCAATCGTAATGTCTGCGCTGATGGTCTGACCATTCAAGCGAATGATGCTGTTGTTACCTTTGAATGGGTAGCGTGTATCTGATTCAGTCTTGGTGTACGAGTTGGCAATACTAAACGCATCGTAAACTACCATTTCAACTACGTCATTCAGGGATGCCCCTGTGACCAGTACAACGGTTGTGCCTGTTGTAGCAGTGTAGTCTGTACCCGGCTTGAGTAGCACACCATTCTGATACACGTCTAGGTACAAGCTATCTGCGTAGGTCAGTGTCTTACTGTCTGCGTCACTACCACTAAAGCTAGTCTGACCAGCAGTTGCTTGATAGACAAAGCGGTTGCGAACACCGAACTCTGGGGATTTACCTATGTATGGCATATTAATGTTCCTGTTCGTCTATCATATTTTTATAAGCAGTTTTAATGTCATCAGTCCACACGGCAGATGCAATACCCCTAACCTCTGCACTTTCAGATGATGTATCGTAGTCTGACCAATTGTCACCTGACTTTACGCATGGGTTAATAACCCTACGGTGAAAAGTGCGACTAATTTCTGTATCGTCTTCACTAATAACTGTGACTGTACGAATTTGAATAGCTTTGTACGCACCAGCTACTTCAATTTTGTCTTCTTTAGTTGCTTTAGTTAAGGCCACTTATTTCTCCTACGTATTATAAACAACAACACCTTCAAACCAATCGTTACTAGCATTAGCATTAACATTTACTGCACTACCATCGTTATAATATGCTCTTATAAAATTTTGGCTGTCTCCAATATACATTAGAGGACTACCTTGATTTAAATAAGTAGAAGCAGTTGAATATGTTACAAACATGCCTTTAGCTGAAGGAGTATTTGCTGATGCAAATGGCAATCCTTCCAACCTGAACTGACCAGCAGCACTTGTGCCTGTCCACTGCAAAGTTATATAGCAGCATACTTGATTACCAATTTTTGTGTAGTGACCATCTTGCCTAGCATAAGTAATGCTGGTAAACCCACTAGCGTTAATAGTTGGGGTAAACGTACCCTCTTCATAATCATCTAACGTATTGGCACTACCCGAACCACCAATTTTGATGTCGGTAACTTGACCAATTCCAGCATTGATAACTTGAGTAAGTGCCATATTTACGTTTCCTTATGCGTAAGGGCTGTCACCCAACACAGATGTATCCCAAGCTGCCTTCAGCTTTGCGATTGTATCTGCATTAGTAATTGCAGATGCTGCTGGGGCATCACGAAGAGCGTTCTTCTTTGTTACAGAAGCAGCTTGTGCATCTGTGTCACCAGCTTCAAGTGCCTTCATATACACTACGTCTTCTGCTTCAAGCAGAGGCGCACGAACTTCACGGATTTTGTCCTTGAAGATTACTTTGGCTGCGTCCATATCTTCTGATATGACTTTGCCACTCAATGACCATGCACCACGAAAGTGACGGTCAGAAGGAACG